ATGCAAGAGCGCAACCCAGCGCAGGCCGTCACCGACGAGCCGCGCGCCTTCGATGAGACCCAACTGGCCCGACGCTGGGACATCTCCGTCCGCACCCTGCAGCAGTGGCGGCGGATGGGGATCGGGCCGATCTACCTGAAGCTCGGCAACCGGGTCAGCTACCGGCGCGAGGACATCGAGCTGTACGAGCGTCAGGCGCTGCGTCGCGGCACCGGCGAGCGCGCGTTCACGTGAGCGCGATGTCGATGAGTGAGGCGTTGCGCGCGGTGTCGGTGTGGGTGGATCTGCCCGTCGATCAGCTGATGGCGCTGACACCGCTGCAGACACTCCGCGTCGTCGAGCACCTTGAGGCGGCCACTGCGGGGCTGGATGCCCTTCGTCGCAAACTCGATGCAGCGCTCGACGCGACTTACGGAGAGCGCGTTCGTCGTGCGTGCGCAGAGGCGGGCCAGGACGTGGGCTTCGTCGACATCGATGCAGGCGGGGTCCGCCTTCGCGTCGAGATCGCCGAGCAGGTGACGTGGGATCAAACCCAGTTGGCCGCGATGGCCGCGCGCATCGCCAAAGGCGGCGAGTGCGTCGAGGCGTATCTCGACATCACCTACGACATTCCCGAGACGCGGTGGTCGCAGTGGCCGCCCACGCTCCGCGACTCGTTCGCGCGCGCACGTCTCGCGACGCTTGGCCCACCGACGTATCGATTGCGTCCACGCGATCCCGTCTGACGCGCGTTTGCCGACGCAGTCGGCTTTCCGCCTAGTCGCATCTTTTCCTTTCTGTTCGACGACGGGTGCCGCTGACGGCACCGGCGCTGGAGATTCTCATGTCCCAAGACCCCGTGCATCCGCCTGCCGAGCCGATGGTCGATGCCCGCACCGCGCATCAGACGCTGTGCATTCCGCTGCAGTGGCTCAACGACAAAGCCCAGCGCCGAGCGCGCGGGATCCCGGCGTATAGGATTGGCCATCTGCTTCGATTTCGGCTGAGCGAGCTGGAACGATGGCGTGATCGAACCGCCACGGTGATTGCGCCTGGGCGCGCGCAGCCTCCGGAGGCGGACGATGGCCACGTCTGACCGAGGCGATCGCCACGCGTCCGGTGCATCGACGGCGGACGACACCACCAACGCACTCCGCCTCGCGTTGCTGGAGCGCTTGGAGACGGTGCTGGCAATCCTTTTTCCGGACGGCAAGACACGTCGCGGCACCTTCCTGATCGGCGACGTATTGGGCAGCTCGGGCGACAGTCTTGAGGTCGTGCTCACGGGTGAGAAGGCAGGCCTGTGGATCGATCGCGCCGAAGGGACGGGTGGCGATGTTTTCGATCTGATCGCCGCACATCACCGGCTCGATGCGCGCTCCGAATTCCCCCGCGTGCTGGAAGAGGCCCGCCGCCTGCTGGGGCGCGCGCCGTCGTCACCCCTTCCGAAAGGCAAGCCGCACAAGCGACTGCCGGCGGAACCCCTCGGTCCGGCGACCGCGCAGTGGGAGTACCGCGACATCGCCGGCCACCTGCTCGCGGTCGTCTATCGCTACGACCCGCCCGGCGGCAAGAAGCAGTTCCGGCCTTGGGACGCGGTGCGTCGCAAATGGGCCGCGCCAGTGCCACGACCGCTGTACCACCCCTCGGGCATCGCGACGGCCGACACCGTCGTACTGGTCGAAGGCGAGAAGTGCGCCCAAGCGCTGATCGAAGCCGGCGTCATCGCGACCACGGCGATGCACGGCGCGAATGCGCCGGTCGAGAAGACCGACTGGACGCCGCTGACCGGCAAGGCGCTGTTGATCTGGCCCGATCGCGATCGCCCCGGTTGGGAGTACGCGATGGCGGTGGCGCAGGCCGCGCTCGCCACCGGCGTGACGGCCTGCGATGTGCTGCTGCCCCCCGAGGACAAGCCGGAGGGCTGGGATGCGGCCGACGCGCTGGCAGAGGGGTTCGATGTTGCCGGCTTCATCGCCAGCGGCCCACGCATGAGCATCAAACCCGCAACCGCGACACCAACGCAGGAGGCCTCGGTGTGGGCGACCGACGATGCGCTCGCGCTGTCGTTCACCACCCGATATGCCGAGGACTGGCGCTACTGCGCCGCCTGGGGCAAGTGGTTGCTCTGGGACGGCCGGCGCTGGCAAGCCGACGAGACGCTCCTGGTCCAGCACTTGGTCCGGGCGGTCTGCCGCGAAGCCGCGCTGAACGCCGACTCGCACCGCCTTGCCGCCAAACTCGCCGCCAGCGGCACCGTCGGCGGCGTGGAGCGCCTCGCGCGTACCGATCGCCGGCACGCCGCCACCGCCGAGGTGTGGGACGCGAACCCCTACGCACTGAACACGTCCCGCTGCATCGTCGATCTGCGCAGCGGCCAGGTTCGGCCACACGCACGCAGCGAGCACCACACGCGCCTGGCGACAGCCACGCCCCGCGGCGAGAGCGCTCGCTGGCGCGCGTTCCTGGGCGATGTCACCGGCGGCAACGCCGAATTGCAGGCGTACTTGCAACGCATGGCCGGCTACTGCCTCACCGGCGCAACCAGCGCACATGCGCTGTTCTTCCTCTACGGCACGGGCGCGAACGGGAAGTCAGTGTTCGTGAACGTGCTAGCGACGATTCTCGGCGACTACGCGACCAATGCGCCCATGGACACGTTCATGGAAGCACGCGGCGATCGGCATCCGACGGATCTTGCTGGCCTGCGCGGTGCGCGCTTCGTCGCCGCGATCGAAACCGAACAAGGCCGGCGCTGGAACGAGTCGAAGGTCAAAGCGATCACCGGCGGCGACAAGGTCTCGGCACGCTTCATGCGCCAGGACTTCTTCGAGTACACGCCGCAATTCAAGCTCGTGATCGCCGGCAATCACAAGCCGGCGATCCGCAACGTCGACGAGGCGATGAAACGGCGCATGCATCTGATCCCGTTCACGGTGACGATCCCGCCCGAACGTCGCGATCCTAAGCTCACGGAAAAACTCCTCGCGGAGCGCGACGGCATCCTCGCCTGGGCGCTGGCCGGCTGCCTGCACTGGCAACGCACGGGTCTTCAACCGCCCGCGATCGTGGTCTCGGCGACTGAGGAGTATTTCGAGGCCGAGGATGCGCTGGGACGGTGGATCGACGAACGATGCGTGCGCGAAGTCAACGCCAAGGCCCTGACCGGCGAGCTGTTCAACGACTGGAAGACCTGGGCCGAGGCCGCGGGCGAGTTCGTTGGCTCGCAGCGTCGCTTCTCCGATCTGCTGATCACCCGCGGCATCGAGAAGTGGCGCAACCCGCTGGGTGTGCGCGGCTTCCGAGGCCTCGGACTGAAGGTCGCTCCCCGCGTCGGGCACACCCCCTATGCCGACGACTGAGCCCGTCACCGCCCCCCGTCTGACGCAGACGCCACAGCCCATGATTAACCCCTACACGTGCGCGCGCACGCACACATGGGACTTAACCATGGACTGCGGCGACTGCGTCAGGCACACCTCCCACTGGACCTGTGTATGACCCGCACACTTCTCGCGCTCGACCTCGGCACCCACTCCTTTACGCGGCAACGCCTCAAGCGCGGCGGCATGCACGCGGCCATCTCACGGGAGGACGTGGCATGACCGTGTGGACGTTCGATGAGGTCGAGCACCGCTTCCACGAGGCGGCCGTGACCTCGCACCGCCTGCCGCCGGCACGCGTCGCCGGCTACGTCACGCACTGGCCGGAGATCGCGCGCCAATCCTGGGAGGGCTACGCGGATGAGCTGACGATCATGCGGATCCCGGCGACGCCGGTCGCGATCGATCGCTTGATCGAAACCACGCAGTGGCTGCTGTGGTTGAGCGTCGAGCAGCGCAAGTTGGTCTGGGCGCGCGCGCGTTACGTGCCGTGGAAAGTGATCTGCCAAGAACTCGGTTGCGTGCGGCACACAGCGTGGCGTCGGTGGCGACATGCCTTGACGATCATCGTCGTTGAACTCAACGGGCAACCGCCGCGCATCCAAGACGAAACAGCAGCGTCAAGCAACGTGACGTAATCGGTCGCAAGCGAATGCACAGGATCGCAAAACCCCTGTGTTTTCAGTGCAACACACCCCCCGCTCGCGGTGTATCGTTTGCCCCACGGTCGACATGCTCCCTGAAGCGCAACCCCTTCACCGCAGCAGCGACCGGGAAGGTCAAATCTAGCCCCACACGGTCTACGGGTCCTTCCTGCGCCTCGGCTTGAGCGGGGGGCAGCGCCGCAGAACCCCGCTACCGTCTGCACACGAATTGAGGTTTGCACGGTTTGCAGGGTTTGCGGTTTGCACCTCACGGTTTGCAGCCTTCGGTTTGCACCCCATCTTCTCTCCAGCCCATCGGCCATTGCGATCGCGATCCCCCCTGTTCCCGGGCGCGATGGTCGGTGGGCTTCTTTTTCGAGCCCACGATGTCCAAAGTCCTCACCGTCGAGACTCGCCCGGTCGAGACGCTGATTCCCTATGCTCGCAATCCCCGAACGCACAGCGATGCGCAGATTGCGCAGATCGCCGCGAGCATCGTGGAGTTCGGCTGGACGAATCCGATTCTCGTCGATGGCGAGAACGGTGTGATCGCCGGTCACGGGCGATTGCTCGCCGCGCGCAAGCTCGGGTTGAGCGAGGTGCCGGTGATCGAGTTGGCCCACCTGAGCGCAGCGCAAAAGCGCGCGCTGGTCATCGCCGACAATCGCATTGCCCTGGAAGGTGAGTGGGACGATGCGATGTTGGTGCTGGAGCTGGCGGACCTTGCGGAGGCCGGGTTCGAGTTGGACCTGACCGGCTTCTCGGCAACCGAGATCGAACGTCTGCTCGACGCGGTCGAGACCTCGGGCACCACCGAAGCACCGGTCGCATCGAACGACGCTGCGCCGGCCGACGCCGAAGACGACGATACGGAAGACGAGGATGGTGCGACTGTGCCGCCGACGGATCCCATCTCGCGCGTCGGCGACGTGTGGCGCATCGGCTCGCATCGTCTGATCTGCGGCGACGCCGCCGATCCCGCGGTCGTCGCCTCGCTCATGCAGGGCGAGCAGGCACACCTGTGCATCACCTCGCCGCCCTATGCCCAGCAACGCGACTACGCCACTGGTGGCATCGGCGATTGGGATGCGCTCATGCGCGGGGTCTTCAGTGCCGCGCGCGCCGCGCTGCGGGACGATGCGCAGCTCTTGGTCAACCTGGGCCTCGTGCATCGCGACAACGAAGTGCAGCCCTATTGGGATGCCTGGATCGCGTGGATGCGCGATCGCGGTTGGCGTCGATTCGGCTGGTATGTCTGGGACCAGGGGCCGGGCTTGCCGGGCGACTGGGCCGGTCGCCTCGCTCCGAGCTTCGAGTTCGTCTTCCACTTCAACCGCCACAGCCGCCGAGCGAACAAGACGGTGCCGTGCAAGTTCGCGGGACGGGACACCCATCTGCGTGCGGACGGATCCTCGACCGCCATGCGTGCCCCGGATGGCGAGATCGACGCATGGTCGCACGCCGGTCAGCCGACGCAGGCGATGCGGATTCCTGACTCCGTCATTCGCGTGATGCGGCACAAGGGCGTGCTCGGTCGCGGCATCGATCACCCGGCGGTGTTCCCGATTGCGTTGCCGACGTTCGTGATCGAGACCTACACCGATGCGGGCGAGATGGTGTACGAACCGTTCGGTGGTAGCGGCACCACGCTGATCGCGTGCGAGCGCACCGGCCGCATCTGTCGCGCCGTGGAGATCGCGGCCGAGTACGTCGATGTCGCGCTGGAACGCGTGCGCCAACAATTGCCCGGACTCCCGATCACGCTCGAAGCGACCGGGCAGTCCTTCGATGCGGTGGCGGCCGAGCGCCGTCAAGCAGCGCGAGCGGCAGCATGAGCTGGGTCGCCGACACCATCGCGCACTGGCCGCTCGCACGGCTTCTGCCGTATGCGAACAACGCGCGCACACACTCGGACGAACAGATCGCGCAGATCGCGGCGAGCATCGTCGAGTTCGGGTTCACGAACCCGATCCTGGTCGGCGGCGACGGCGTCATCGTGGCCGGCCACGGTCGGCTCGCTGCCGCGCGCAAGCTGGGTCTGACGGCGGTGCCGGTGGTCGTCCTCGATCACCTGACGCCGACGCAGCGCCGCGCGCTGGTCATCGCGGACAACCGCATCGCTGAGAACGCAGGCTGGGACGAGAGCCTGCTGCGCGCCGAACTGGAAGCGCTGCAGGATGAGGGTTTCGATCTGGACCTGACCGGCTTCGATCCGGATGCGCTCGCCGACTTACTGGCCGGCGAGGAGACCGACCAGACAGGTGAAGTCGACGACGACGAAGTCCCCGAGGAGACCATCGAGCCAGTGTCGCGCCCCGGCGACCTATGGGTGCTGGGCGAGCACCGTGTGCTCTGCGGCGATGCCACGGACCCCGAGAGCTACGCGCGTCTGCTGCCGGGCGAACGCGCCGACATGGTCTTCATCGATCCGCCCTACAACGTCGACTACGCCAACAGCGCCAAGGACAAGCTTCGCGGCACGCAGCGTCCGATCCTCAACGACAACCTCGGCGCCGATTTCCACGCATTCCTGGTCGCGGCACTGACCCCGACCCTTGGCCACTGCCAGGGTGCGGTCTACATCGCGATGTCGTCCAGCGAACTGGATACCCTGCAGGCCGCATTCCGCGCCGCGGGCGGTCACTGGTCGACCTTCATCATCTGGGCGAAGCACACCTTTACCCTTGGCCGTGCCGACTACCAGCGCCAGTACGAACCCATCCTCTACGGCTGGCCCGAAGGCGCACAGCGCCACTGGTGCGGCGATCGCGACCAGGGCGATGTGTGGCAGATCAAGAAGCCGCAGCGCAACGATCTGCACCCGACCATGAAGCCGGTGGAACTGGTCGAACGCTGCCTCCGCAATTCGAGCCGGCCGAGCGATCTGGTGCTGGATAGCTTTGGCGGTTCGGGCACGACCCTCATCGCCGCCCACAAGAGCGGTCGGCGCGCGCGCCTGATGGAACTGGACCCGAAATACGTCGATGTCATCGTGCGCCGCTGGCAGACCTGGAGCGGTGAGCAGGCGGTGCGGGAGGCCGATGGTGCCCCGTTCGATGCGGTGGCCCATGCCTGAACGCGACGGGCGCGGGTCTTCTCCGGCGCACCTTGACTGTATCGCAATTGAGAGACAGGATAGCCACCAGGAGGGTCCTCTCATGGCCGGTCAGACCTCAATGCTCCACGTCCGCGTGGACGAAGCGCTCAAGACCCAAGCCGCCGAAGTGCTGGCCGGGGTCGGGCTGACCGTGTCCGACGCGGTGCGGATTCTGCTGACCCGCGTCACCAAGGAGGGCGGACTGCCGGCGGGTCTGACGGTCGATGCCGAAGCCTACGACGCGTGGTTCCGCGCCAAGGTGCAGCAGGCCCTCGCCGACCCGCATCCTCCGATCGCGCACGACACGGTCATGGATGAGGCTCAGGCCATGATCGACAAGAAGCGTCGTGCTCGCAGTTGAGTGGCGATCGACGGCACGCGCCGATCTGCTGGCGATCATCGACTACATCTCCGACGACAATCCCGACGCCGCGCAGGCGCTGAAGGACGAGATCGAGTCCAAGGTGTCGTTGTTGCGAACGCATCCGATGGCGTTCCGGCAGGGGCGCGTCGAGCGTACGCGCGAGTGGGTTGTTCGATCGAACTATGTGGTGGTGTATCGGGTGGACACGCGGACCATCACCATTCTTCGGATCCTGCACGCCGCGCAGCAGTGGCCCTAAATCCAATCGCGACGATCAGTCTTCGGTGACCTCGTCGTTGATCTTGGCGTGAATCACAAACCCGGTGAGGTAAGGCAATCCGCGTGGGATGCCGTAGTCGATCGCGGTGCGCCGCTTGATCGTCATGCGCATCCACGCCGCGACGGTGGTGGCGATCGCGTCGGGCAGCGCTTGACCGTGGTACTGATGGCCGCAGACTTCATCGGCAAAGTGCCGTCCGGCCTTGCTGTCGAGAAAAGCGCGCACATCCTCCAGCGGTTGGCCGGTGGCCTCGGCGATGCCGGTCATCGCCAGGGGCCAGGCGACGCTGGCGTAGCCGCCCATCGTGCCCCAGAAGCCCCAGCTTTCGTTCTCGGTGGCGGGGATGTGGGCCTGTGTGTTCGTGTTCATGTGGTGATGTCTGTGGCGTGGTTTGTGTGCGGACATGAACGCGCTGTTCGCAGTAGAAGCCAAGCGTTATTCCGCTAGTTTTTGCTTCCTTTTCGAGCGCTCATTCGCTGCACAATCAATCCGTGAAAGCGCGGCTTGCGGGCGATTGTCGATGCGCAAGGCCGTGCCGGGGCACGGCCCTACGAGGCGCTGCGTTGCGCTGCGACATCACGCGGTCGCTTCGGCGTCTTGGATGCGATAGACGCGAACGCCGCCTTCGGCCTTGTCGGAGGTGATCGTCAGGTTGAGTTTCTTCTTGAAGGCACCGGCGAAGGTGCCGCGCACGGTGTGGGCCTGCCACTGCGTCGCGTCGCAGATCTGCTGGATCGTGGCGCCCTCGGGGCGTCGGAGCATGGCGATGACCTGCGCTTGCTTGCTGTTCTCCCGGCTACGCGGTGCATCGCGTGTCGCGGCGACATCCGGCTTCGGTGTCGCGGCCTTGCGCGCATTCTTGCGTGCGGGCTTGGCGGCGTTGTCTCCGGCAGGTTTGGTCGCCTTGCTGGTCGTGGACGCGTGAGGGCGCGGGCGGCCCAGCGCATCGTAGGCCTCGACGGTGACGATCCAGTCGCCGCCGTGACCGATGACCAGGCCACGCTTGAATAACGATTCGATCACCTTCTGGCGTGCGCCGCCTTTGATGGTGTCGGGGAACCAGTCGAGTTTGCCTTGCGGATGCGCGATGGCGCGCGTGAGGATGGCGGTTTGGTTTTCGGTCAAGGTGGGGGGCTTGGCGTTCGTTTCGGTGTTCATGGGTGCTCCTGAGGTGGGTGTGGTTGGCGCGATGTGATGAACGCGCTGTTCCGCACCGAAGCCAAGCCGTAACCCCTGCAATCCGTGCGTGTTCAGCACACAGACGGCCTGTCGCCGCGAAGCGCGCTGCTCGCGCGTGAAGTCAAGTCATTCATCGATCATCGGCATGGGACTTTCGATTCGCGCCTACGCGCGCCATCGCGGCGTGACGGACACCGCCGTCCACAAAGCGATCCGCGCCGGACGCATCACGCCCGAGGCCGATGGCACGATCGATGCGGTGAGGGCCGATGCGGAGTGGACGCGCAATTCAGCGCCCGCACGCAACGGCACACAGGCACGCGCGCCGCGTGTTGCGGTGCCGGAGGCGGCTGACGCTGGCCGCGACACCGGCGCGGCGGCGCTTCCTGCGGGCGGCGCGTCGCTGTTGCAGGCGCGCACCGTCAACGAAGTGGTCAAAGCGCAGACGAACAAAGTGCGACTGGCGCGGCTCAAGGGCGAGCTGGTCGAACGTTCGCAGGTGGTCGCGCACGTCTTCAAGCTGGCGCGCGATGAGCGCGATGCCTGGCTCAACTGGCCGGCGCGCGTCTCGGCGCAGATGGCAGCGACGCTCGCGGTTGATCCGCATGCGCTGCACCTGGCGCTGGAGGCGGCGGTGCGCGACCACCTGCGCGAGTTGGGCGAGCTGCGTCCACGGATCGATTGAGCATGCTCGATTACGAAGGCGCGGACGCGATCGACCGCGCCTGGCGCGACGGTTTGACGCCCGATCCGCTGGTATCGGTCTCGGAGTGGTCCGACCAGCACCGGATGCTCTCGAGCAAGGCGTCCGCGGAACCGGGACGCTGGCGCACCGCGCGCACGCCGTACCTGCGCGAGATCATGGATTGCCTCTCGCCGGCCTCGCCGGTCGAGCGCGTGGTGTTCATGAAAGGCGCGCAGGTCGGCGGCACCGAGTGCGGCAGTTGTTGGATCGGCTACGTGATCCACCACGCGCCGGGGCCGATGATGGCGGTGTGGCCGACCGTGGAGATGGCCAAACGCAACTCCAAGCAGCGGATCGACCCGCTGATCGAGGAGTCGCCGGTGCTGGCCGAGCGCATCGCCCCCGCGCGGGCGCGCGACTCGGGCAACACGATCCTCGCCAAGGAGTTCCGCGGCGGCGTGCTGGTGATGACCGGCGCCAACAGCGCAGTCGGCCTGCGCTCGATGCCGGTGCGGTATCTGTTCCTCGACGAGGTCGACGGCTACCCGCTCGATGTCGAGGGCGAAGGCGATGCGATCTCGCTGGCGGAGGCGCGCACACGCACCTTCACGCGGCGCAAGATCTTCATCGTCTCGACGCCGACGATCGCGGGCGCCAGCAGCATCGAGCGCGAGTACGAGGCGTCCGACCAGCGTCGGTACTTCGTCCCGTGCCCGCACTGCGCGCATGCGCAGTGGTTCCGATTCGAGCAATTGCGTTGGGAGCGCGGCCGACCGGAGACGGCGGCCTATGTCTGCGAGTCGTGCGAGCAGCTCATCGCCGAGCACCACAAGACGGCGATGTTGGAGCAGGGCCAGTGGCGAGCGACGGCCACCGGGACGGGCCGCACGGCCGGGTTTCACCTGTCGTCGCTGTACAGCCCGGTGGGCTGGCGCAGTTGGCGCGAGATCGCAGCGGCGTGGGAGAGCGCGATCGACAAGACGACGGGTTCGGCCTCGGCGATCAAGACGTTCAAGAACACGGAACTCGGCGAGACCTGGGTCGAGGAAGGCGATGCGCCGGACTGGCAGACGTTGCTGGAACGGCGCGAGGACTACCGCATCGGCACGGTGCCGCGTGGCGGGCTGCTGCTGGTGGCCGGCGCCGACGTGCAGAAGGATCGGATCGAAGTCTCGGTGTGGGCGTTCGGCCGCGGCAAGCGGGCGTGGCTGATCGAGCATCGCGTGCTGATGGGCGATACCGCGCGCGATGCGGTGTGGACCGCGCTCGACGCCATGCGCCGCGAGACGTGGACGCATGCGGGCGGTGCCCAGGTGCCGCTGGCGCGGCTCGCGATCGACACCGGCTTCGCGACGCAGGAGGTGTACGCCTTCGTGCGCGCGTGCCGCGACAGCCGGGTGATGGCGGTCAAGGGCGCCGCGCGCGGTGCGGCGCTGATCGGCACACCGACGGCGGTCGATGTGACCGTCGCCGGCAAGAAACTGCGCCGCGGCGTGAAGGTGTACACGGTGGTGGTCGGCATCGCCAAACAAGAGCTGTTTCAGCACCTGCGCCTGCAGGCCGATGTCGCCGCCGACGGCATCACGGCGATCACGCCCGCCGGTTACATCCACTTGCCGAAGATCGACGCCGAGTTCCTGCAGCAGTTGTGCGCGGAACAGTTGATCACGCGGCGGGACCGGAACGGGTATGCGGTGCGCGAGTGGCAAAAGCTGCGCGAACGCAACGAGGCGCTCGACTGTTACGTCTATGCGCGCGCGGCGGCAGCAGCGGCCGGATTGGACCGGTTCGAGCACCGCCATTGGCGCGAGTTGGAACGTTCGCTCGGCATCGCCGAGACGACGGACCCGCCGCCCATCGCGAACACCGAACTGCCTGATCAGGCCACCGGAGACGGTGGCCTGACCGTTTCTGCGCGTCCGAATCGTCGGCGCGTGATCAAGAGCCGTTGGCTCCATCGCTAATTCCCAACGAGTCACTACCGCATGGCCTACACCCACGAACAGCTCGCCGCACTGGAGCGCGCACTCGCGACCGGCGAGCAACGCGTCACCTTCGGCGATCGCACCGTCGAGTACCGTTCAGTCGAGGAACTGATCGCCGCGATCGACGTCGTGCGGCGCGCGCTGGAGGCGCAGGCGATCGCGGCCGGGACCGCGAAGCGTCGTCCGCGCCGCGTCGTCGTGAACACCGACAAGGCGACGTGATCGTATGAGCTGGTGGTCTCGGCTGCGCACTCGACTGTTTGGCGCGTCGCCGACGTATGACGGCGTCGGCGGCGGACGCCGCGCCCGCTTCTGGCAGGTCGGTAACCCCGGCGCGGTCGCGGCACTGGTGTTTGCGCAGGACGAGTTGCGCGCCAAGAGCCGCGATCTCGTCCGTCGCAATGCCTGGGCCGCCGCCGGGGTCGAGGCCTTCGTGGCAAACGCGATCGGCACCGGCATCAAGCCGCAGTCGATGCTGGGCGACACCGACCAACGCGAAACCATCCAAGCGCTGTGGCGCGATTGGTGCGAGGAGGCGGACACCGCGGGCCTGACCGACTTCTACGGCCTGCAAGCGCTGGCCTGCCGGGCGATGCTCGAAGGCGGCGAGTGTCTGGTGCGGCTGCGCTACCGGCGTCCGGAGGATCGCCTCAGCGTCGGTCTGCAGTTGCAGTTGCTCGAACCCGAGCACCTGCCGGCGACGTTGAACCGCGAGTTGCCGAACGGCAACGCGATCCGCGCGGGCATCGAGTTCAACGCGCTCGGGCAGCGCGTCGCCTACCACTTGTACAAGAGCCATCCCGGCGACGGGATGCTCGCGCCGATGTCCGCGCATGGCGGCCTGGACACGGTGCGTGTGCCGGCCGATGAGGTACTGCACTTGTTCCGGCCGTTGCGACCCGGCCAGATCCGCGGCGAGCCGTGGCTGGCGCGGGCGCTGGTCAAGTTGCACGAACTCGATCAATACGACGATGCCGAGTTGGTGCGCAAGAAGACCGCGGCGATGTTCGCAGGCTTCATCACCCGTGGCGCGCCCGACCATCCGCTGCTCGGCGAAGGTGAGGCCGATGCGCAAGGTGTGGCGTCGGCGAGTCTGGAACCCGGCACGATGCAGTTTCTGGAGCCGGGTGAGGACGTGAAGTTCTCCCAGCCGGCCGATGTGGGGTCGAGCTATGCCGAGTTCATGCGCCAGCAGTTCCGCGCCGTCGCGGCTGCGATGGGCATCACCTACGAGATGCTCACCGGCGACCTGACGCAGGTGAACTACTCGTCGATTCGTGCCGGGTTACTGGAGTTTCGGCGCCGCTGCGAGGCGATCCAGCATGGCGTGATCGTCCATCAACTGTGCCGCCCGCTGTGGCGGGCGTGGATGACGCAGGCCGTACTCGAAGGCGCGCTGGTGCTCCCCGGTTACGCGCGCGGCGGCGTTGCACGCCGTCGCGCCTACACGGCCGTGAAGTGGGTCGCGCAAGGCTGGCAGTGGGTCGATCCGAAGAAGGAATTCGACGCGATGATCGCGGCGATCCGCGGCGGCTTGCTCTCACGCTCGGAGGCGATTTCCAGTTTCGGCTACGACGCCGAAGACATCGATCGCGAAATCGCCGCCGACAACGCCCGTGCCGATGCGCTCGGACTGGTCTTCGATTCCGATCCCAGGCATGACCGCCCGACGACCACGTCGGCCACTGAACCTTCTTCGCAGACGTCTTGATGACCGCACTTGTCCACCTGGCGTCCCGTCTCTACGGGACGCCACTGCTGATCGCGCGCGCCAAACTCGACACGATTCTTGCCGTGCTCGGTCCGCGCATCGGTCTGGCGCATACGGACCTCGCGTTACCGATGATCGCGCCATCTACGCAAGCACCGACGCCATCGATGCCGGGCATCGCGATCATTCCGATCCACGGCACGCTGGTGCGCCGCGCACTAGGGCTCGAAGCCGCTTCGGGCCTCACGTCCTACGCGCGCATCGCGGCCGATCTCGATGCGGCGCTTGCGGCGCCAGATGTCACGGGCATCCTGCTCGACATCGACTCGCCCGGCGGCGAAGCCGGCGGCGTGTTCGAGTTGGCCGAACGGATCCGCGCAACGAGTGCGATCAAGCCGATCTGGGCGCATGCCGGCGATAGCGCGTTCTCAGCCGGATATGCCATTGCCTGCGCGGCGCAGCGCGTGACGCTGGCGCAGACCGGCGGCGTCGGCTCGATCGGCGTGATCGCGCTGCACATCGACCAATCGGTGCGCAACGCGCAGAACGGCTTGAGCGTGACCGCGCTGTATGCCGGCGCGCACAAGAACGATGCCACCCCGCACGCGCCGCTGACGCCGCAGGCCACCGACGCGCTGCAATCGGAAATCGATCGCCTCTACGCCCTGTTCGCCGCTCACGTCGCGCAGATGCGCGGCCTGGATGCCAACGCCGTGCGCGCGACCGAGGCGGCGCTGTTCTTCGGCGATGACGCGGTCACCGCGGGCCTGGCCGATGGCGTCGCGTCCTTCGACGCGACGCTCGCCGACTTCGCCACCGCCCTGCGCGGCCGCGGCCGTTTGCCCGGTTCCTCCACACCGCTCGCGTTGCCGATGCGGCTTGCCCTTCCCCCACCCCCGGAGTCCTCCATGACTGTGCCCATCGATTCGGCGCCCGCGCCGCCCACGCCCCCTGTTGTGCCCGCACCCACCCCTGCGCCGGCCGTTGCGCCCGCCCCGCCTGCACCGGCGACGTCCGCCGTGTCACCTCCCGCGGATCCCCACGCCGATGCGGTCGCGGTCGCCGAACTGTGTCTGCTCGCCGGCTGTCCCGAGCGCACCACCGAGTTTCTTGCGGCACGCCTGTCCGCGTCGCACGTCCGCCAGGTGCTGCTGCAGGCCCGTGCCGATCAGGTCGAGATCGCCTCGCACCACCTCGCCGACGCAGCGCCTGCCGCCGCCGCAACCACCGCCAATCCCGTCGCCGACGCGGTGCGCAAGCGCATCGGCACGACCCCAGCCGCAGGAGCCTGAGTGATGGCCGTTCTTCACGAACCGATCACCCTCGGCGATCTGCTCAAGTACGAAGCGCCGAACCTCTACTCGCGCGACGAGGTCGTCATTGCGCCTGGCCAGACCCTCGCGCTCGGCACGGTGGTCGGGCGCGTCACTGCGACGCACGAGATCGTCGCCCTCGATCCCACCGCCAGCGATGGCCGGGAGATCGTCGTCGGCGTTCTGCTCGAAGCGGTGACCGTGGCACGCGCCGAACGCCGCCGCAGTGTGATCGTCTCGCGCCACGCGATCGTCTTCGGCGGCGCGCTGGTGCTGCCCGCCTCCCTTACCTCCGAACAGACTGCCACTGCGCTTGCGCAGCTGGCGGCGCTCGGCGTCCTCGTCCGTCAGTACCCGCAGAGCACGACCCATGCAGAATCCCTTCAGTAATCCCGCGTTCTCGATGGCCGCGCTCACGGCCGCCATCAACCTGATTCCGAACCGCTACGGACGGCTGCAGGAACTCGACCTGTTCCCCGAGAAGCCGGTGCGGCTGCGCCAGATCCTCGTCGAAGAGAAGGCCGGCGTGCTGACCCTGCTGCCGACCCGGCCGCTCGGCGCACCGGGCACCGTCAGCGCCAGCCCCAAGCGGCGGATGCGCTCGTTCGTCGCACCGCATATCCCGCACGATGACGTGATCCTGCCGGCCGACGTGAGCGGCTTGCGCGCCTTCGGCTCCGAGACCGAGCTCGAATCGATCGCGAGCGTCGTCGCCGAGCGCCTGGAGATGATGCGCAACAAACACGCGATCACGCTCGAACATCTGCGGATGGGTGCGCTCAAGGGCCAGATTCTCGACAGCGACGGCAGCGTGCTTTACGACTTGTACGAGGAGTTCCGCATCGCTCAGCAGCACGTCCCGTTTGGGATCGACAACCCGAACAACGGCACCGATGTGAAGCAGAAGTGCATCGAGACGCTGGCGTTGATTGAGGAGGGCCTGCTCGGCGAGTTCATGACCGGCGCGCGCGTGCTGTGCTCGCAGGAGTTCTTCGCCGCGCTCACCTCGCACAAGGACGTGAAAACGGCCTACACGCAATGGCAGCAGGGCGCGGTGCTGATCAACGACGTGCGCAAGGGCTTCAACTTCGGCGGGCTGGTGTTCGAGGAGTACCGCGGCAAGGCGTCGGATCTGGAGGGCACCGTGCGGCGCTTTATCGCGCCGGGCGAAGCCCACGCCTTCCCGATCGGCACCCTCAACACCTTCGCGACCTACAACGCACCGGCGGATTTCAACGAAACGGTCAACACCCTCGGCCAGCCGCTCTACGCCAAGCTCGACGCGCGCAAGTTCGACCGCGGCACCGACGTCCACACCCAGTCCAATCCCCTGCCGCTGTGCCTGCGTCCCAGCGTGCTGGTGAAACTCTCGATCAACTGAGGCCCACCATGACCACGACCACAGGGCTGGCGGCCTCGCCACCGGCCGGGGATCGCTTTGCCCGCGCGATCGAGCGTGTCCTGATCCATGAGGGCGGCGATGCCGACGATCCACGCGACGCGGGCGGCAGGACACGCTGGGGCATCAGCCAGCGCACCTATCCCACGCTCAATATCGCCACGCTCACGCGCGCGGAAGCGATCACGCTGTACCGGCGCGACTTCTGGATACCACTGCAGGGCGATGCGTTGCCGCCCGCGCTCGCGTTCCAAGCGCTCGATGCCGCGGTGAATCACGGCGTCGGGCGCACGGCGCGCTGGCTGCAGCGGCTGGTCGGCGTGCGCGTCGATGGGCAGCTTGGGCCCCTCACGCTGGCCGCCATTCAGGCCGCCGATCAGCGCGGGTTGATCCAGCGCTTACTCGCCCTGCGCCTGGACCTCTACGTCGAACACGACCGCTTCGCGGCGTTCGGACGCGGTTGGACCCGGCGCATCGCCGAGAACCTGCGCTATGCCGCGCGAGACCTCGCATGAGTACGCCGCTCGATCCCGCGTTCGAAGCGGCGCATGACGCCCTGTTCGCGGTGTTCGGCGAATCGGCATTCGTGCGCCGCGGACGTGCAGCCCCGAAGGCTGTGCATGTCGTCATCACCTTTGGCGTGCGCGAACTCGGCGACCACAGCCAGGGCGTCTCGAGGGTCACGACCGTGAAGTTTCGCAACACCGAGTGGACGCCCCGCACCGGCGATTGGCTGCAACTGCCGACGACTCGACTGCGGATCGATCGCATCGTGCTCGACGATGGGATCGTCACCGAGGCGGTGCTCTTTGGCTGACACACCAATTCCGTGGGCGATTCTCGAATTGGTGCAGACGCGCCTGCGCACACTCCGGAAGGCGGGTGGCTATCGCACCGACGCCGGCCGCGATGTGCGTCTGGAACCCGCGCCTTTCGATCCGAACGATGCGCCGCGGCTGACGGTGTATCCGCTGACGATGCTCGTGCCCGACGACGCGCGCAGCGCAGGCGAACGCGGCTTCACCTTTGTCGTCGAAGCGCTCGTGCCGGTCAAGCTCGATCACGCACAAGCGCGCATCGTCGACACGATGGCCGACATCGAGGACGTGTTGGACGGCTATCTGCAAGCGCCGCTGGCCTTGCCGTTGCAGTTTCAGGAAGCGGTCTTGCTCGATCGTCCTGATGGCGTGGCGGCGATGGCGGCGCAAGTGATGTTCGGCACGCGCTATCGGCGCGTGGGGCGTCTCTGATGTCGGCGTGCTCAGCGCTGTGCCGGCGGCCACAACCGCGCAGCGTGAACCAGTGCCAGCACCCAGATGATCTGCGCGGTCTCGTCGACCTCATACACGAGTCGGTAGTTTTCGTGCGGCACCAGCTCGCGCGTCCCCGGTACGAGGCCGGCACGACCCATCAGCGGAAACTGCACCAACGCCGCAGCGGCCTCACCGAACCGTTCATCCAGTGCCAGCGCCGCCATCGGCGCGTCGCGGCACACGGTCTCGAAGATGGTCAGACGGTCTTGGCGGGCGGCGTCGCTCCAGCGGACCTTCACGCTCAAGCGCCGGCCTGGCGCCGCACGGCATCGCGGCGGGCCGCGAACTCAGCCTCGACCGTCTCGTCGGAGGCATGCCGTCCCTCGGCGATTTGCGCACGGGCAAGCGCGACCTTGTCCTGCACGAACGCCTCATACGCCTCGCGCTGCTCCCGGCTGCGCACGTACTCCCGCATCAGCTCACGCACGACCTGCGAGGCCGGGCGATGTTCGGCCTCGGTCGCGGCGATGAAGGCATCCCGCAATTCCGCCTCCAATTTCAATGTGAACACGGTGGCTTTGGTCATGGCCGAGGCGCCAAAAGATACTAACGTCGTATGCACAATATCATAACGAGGCGGCCATGAGTGCCGGCAGCCGCCCGACTGGCGGTGCCTGGGGCCTCCACGCGGATCTCGACGGCCACCTCGCCGCCGCCCGCAATCTCAGCGCCTTGGCCAGTCACCTGCCGACCCTGCACACCCGAGCGATCGGCACCCTGCGGCGACGCCTGCCGGTCCACGCCCGTCGAGACATCCAGGCCGAGTACCAGATCGGCGCACGTCGCCTCACGCAAGACCTGCAATCGCGCGCCACCGATGACGGCGTGCGTCTGGTGGGCCGTTTCCGCGGGATCGGCCTGCGCAACTTCGCGGCACGCCAGACCAAACGCGGCGTGACCGCCTCGGTCCTGCGCGGCAAACGCAGCCTGCGCGCGCATGCGTTCCTCGGCGTCGGTGTGAACCGCAACGCGCAGGTCTTTCGGCGCGAAGGCCCGAAGCGCGTGATGCAGCAGGGACGCTACGCGGGCAAACAACGTCAACCGCTGGTCGCCGAGTACGGCGCCACCGCCGCGCAAATGCTCGCCAAGGGTCGCCGCCCCGCACGCCTCATCGACTACGCCCGCGGCGTGCTCGCCGCCGAGGCCGATCGCCTCCTGCGGCTCGCTGCCGCCTCTTCCGCCACCGCACCTTCCGCCAACGCCACCTCGCCATGAAGACCCTCCGCCTCTATCACCCGCACACGCACGAAGGCATCGCCTACATGCCGCCGCCCGAAGGCATCGAACTCACCGTCAACGACGCCGATGCCGCGCTGCTCGCGGCCTGGGGTCTGACCTCGCCGCCGCCGACGCTCGTGGAGGCACACGCGGCTTCGACCGATGCGCAAGCGCCTGCGCACGACCACGCCGTCGCCGATCACGAGGACGCCAACGCATGAAAGACTTCTCCTTCCAAGGTGGTCTGTATCTTGGCACCCGCCTCGCCGGCGGTCGGCCCGGTGCGCTGCGCTGGGTCGGCGATGCGCCCAAGTGCGATCTCACGCTCAAGACCGAGACCGAGACGCGCAAGGAATCGTACTCGGGCAATCGCCTGACCTCGGCCGTACTGCAGAAGGGCAAGGAAGCCGAGCTGTCGATCGCGATCAACTGGGCCGACATCGACAATCTGCTGCTCGGCTTGTACGCGACCAAGGCAACCATCGTCGGCGGCACGCTCACCGGGGAGCGCCTGCCGGTGCCACTCGCCGCGAACGATCTGATCGCGCTCGACCACAGCACGGTCAGCCAGCTCGTGCTCACCGACAGCAATGCCGCGCCCGCGACGCTGGTCGCAAACACGCACTATCGCCTGCAGAGCGCACGCGCGGGTCTGGTGCAACTGCTCGATCTCGCCGCGTTCACGCTGCCCCTGCGCGCGGCATATCGCTATGGGGCGCGGGTCAGCGTCGCGATGCTCACCACCGCGGCGCCCGAGCGCTATCTGTTCCTCGATGGCATCAACACCCTCGACGGTGCGCCTGTGCAAGTTCGGCTGTATCGCGTGCAGTTCAACCCCGTCTCCAATCTCGGCCTCATCCACGAGTCGTTCGGCCAGTTCGAGATGACCGCATCGGTGCTGTTCGATCCCGAGGCCGCGGCCGATCCCTTGCTCGGCGGCTTCGGCCGGCTCGATCTGCCGGAGGTGCCGTGATGGCCACGAAGATTCCCGCGGCGCCACTGTCCGTGGATGCAGCAGCGTCGGCCGCCGACGATCTGGCCGTCCTACACCCCGATCGCACGCTCGTGTTCGCTGGACGCACGGTGACGATCCGCGAGTACGGCTTCTTCGAGGGGCTCGAGATCGCCGATCGCGCGCATGCGTTCATTGCGGACCTGATCGCTGCGAGTGATAACGGTACGCTGCGCTATGCCCATGTGCGCCGGCTGTTCGGGCGTCATCGTGTGGTGATCCCTGCGATCGCGGCGCAGGCCGGCGACGTCGACGTCGCATGGCTCGAATCGCTTGCGCCCGACGATCTGGAGCTGTACCTCGCGACCTGGTTCGCGACGAACGCGGCTTTTTTCGTGCGCGAGGTGCTGGCGGAGGTCCGCGAGGGCCAGCTCCTCGACGCGCATCCGCTCGCGAGCGGCGCGTCGGCTGGCGCGACCTTTTCGTCCGACTCGCCGCCGCCGGACACGGCGATTCCGCCCGACTCGGCCGCATGACCGAACGCCAGCTCACCGCCGCGTTCGAGGCCGTCGATCGCGACGAGCGTCGCCGTCGCGCGGACTTCATCGAAGACGTGGCCACGGCCGTGTGGGGCGGCGAGGCCGCCGAGGCGCGCGTGAAATCCCTGCGCGGCCGGGACTGAGGACAACGTACCGATCGCGCCATGAATCAGGATTTCGTGCTCAATCTGAAGGTCCGCGGCGATTCCGCGCAGGCCGAGGCCAGCCTCGCCCGTGTGGAGGGCGCGCTCGGCCGCGCCGACCGCGCCGTGGCCCAACTCAACGCCACCAGCACGGCCGCCGCGCGCACCAGTGCCGGGCAGGCGCAGGCGCAGGACGCCGTCGCGGGCGCGCACCGCCGCGGCGCACGCGCGGCCGAGGTCGGCGCGCGGGCCGTGAACGAATACGGCGTGTCCGTCGGCCAGACCCGGCAGGCGATGCGGATGCTGCCGGCGCAGATCACCGATATCGTCACCTCGCTCGCCGGTGGCCAAAAACCGTGGCTGGTCGCCATCCAGCAAGGCGGTCAGTTGAAGGACTCCTTCGGCGGCATCGTGCCCGCCGCGCGCGCCCTGCTCGGCGCGGTCACGCCGCTGGTCGCCGGCGTCGCTCTGGTCGCCACGGTCCTCGGCAGCGTTGCGGTCGCGACGGTGTCGAGCTACCGGGAAACGCAAGCCTACGAACGTACGTTGATCGCAAGCGGCAACGCGGCGGCGACCACGGCCGGACAACTGCGGGTCCTGAAGGACAGCGTCGGTGGCGCCACGGGCGAGTACGGCAATGCGCAGACCGCGCTCACCGCCCTCGCCGGCTCGGGCAAGGTGGCGGGCGACACCCTGGACGCGGCCGCGCGTGCCGCGGTGAGTCTCTCGACGCTCACCGGGGCGTCGATCGAAGACACCACCCAGAAGATCATTGCACTCGCGGCGGCCCCCTCCGCGCAACTGATCGAACTCAACCAGCAATACCGCTTCCTCTCGGTCGAGGTCTACCAGCATGTCCGTGCGCTGGAAGCGCAGGGCCGGGCACAGGACGCCGCGCGTCTCGCGATCGAGACCTTCGCCCGCGTCCACGAGCAGCGCGTGCAGGAGGCGTATGCGCGCGCAGGATCGCTCGAACGCGCGTGGATCAATGTCGGCAAAGTCATCGGCGGCGTCTGGCAGACCATCCGCAACATCGGGCGCGACGATCTCGCGTTCCGGCTGTCGAAGACGACCGATGAACTCGATCGCATCGGCAACGAATGGCGGGAACTCGGCGGTCTGAACTCACTCGATGCGGTGCTCGCAAGCGCCGACGTCGATGCCGGCACCAAGCAGCGCATCCGTGCGCTGCGGCAAGAGCAAGCGACCTTGCAGCGCGAGGCGAACGCCGAACAGGCGAAGGCCGATGCACAGGCGGCGTCGCAAGCCAAGCAGACGAACGCAATCAACGCGCTAGGTCGCGCCCAGGCGGCGCTCGGCCAGGACCGTGCGATCGCCAAAGCGCAGCAGCTGCGCGCGCTCGAACGCGATATCGCCGCGCTGCGCGCGGGGGGCGTGACGCAGGTCGAGGGCGTGTCTCTCGCGGCCTTCGAGGCCACGCGCCGCGCGCAGATCGACGACCAGTTCAAAGCACCGAAGGCTGCCCGCGGGCCGAAGCCCAAAGCCACCGACGCCGATCGTGCCCGCGAGTCGGCCGAGCGCGAACTCGAATCGCTGCGTCGCGAGATCGCGCTGCTCGGCGAGGTCGAAGCCGGTCAGACCCGTGCCGGCGAGGCCGCACGCCTGCGCTACGAGACGACGCAGGGCGCGCTCAAAGCCCTCACGCCCGCGCTCAAGGCACAACTGATCACTGAGGCCGAGGCGCTCGACACCGCGCGCGCTGCGGCGGAGGCCGAACGCGAGCGTAAGGCCGAACTCGAGAAGACGACGCGCGCCTATGAGGCGCTCCGCGCCAGTCTGCGCACCCCGGCCGAGGTCGCACTGGAGGAGGCGCGCACGCAGGTGGCGCTGTTGAACGACGCGCTGCAAGAGGGGATCGCGACCAAGGTCGCGTTCGATGCGGCAATGGCGCGCGTGGTGCAGACGAGTTTTCGAAAACCTGACGCCATTCCTGGCGCAGCGCCGGATCTCGGCCCGGCCGGCAGCGAGCTGGCGCAGATCGAACAGTCGCGTGTGCGCTTGCAAGCGTGGCACGCCGAACAGCTCGCCCTGCTCGCGCAATTCCGCGCGCAGCGCGCCGACCTCAACGCGCAATGGGACGCGCAGGAAGAAACGATTGAGCGCCAGCACCAGGCAGCGCTCGCGCAATTGCAATCCGCGCAGACGCAGGTGCTGCTCGCCGGTGCCTCCGCGACGTTCGGCCAACTCGCCGATATCGCCCGCACGTTCGGCGGCGAGCAGAGCGCGACGTATCGCGCGCTGTTTGCCCTCAGCAAAGCCTTCGCCATCGCCCAGGCGGCGATTGCCCTCGCCCAGAACGTCGCCGAAGCGAGCAAGGTGGGCTTTCCGCAAAACATTCCGCTGATCGCCGGGGCCATCGCCCAAGGCGCCACCATCGCCGGGCTGATCGCGCAGGCCACCTTCAACGGCGGAGGTGGCTACGCGACCGGCGGCCATGTGCGCGGACCCGGCACGGCGACCTCCGACAGCATTCCGGCGTGGCTGTCGGATTTCGAGTTCGTCACCCGCGCGGCCGTGGTGCGCCAGCCGGGCGCGTTGCCGTTTCTGGAGGACTTCAATCGCCGCGGCATGCCGGCGTTGGAGGCCTGGCACGCACGTCGCTTCGCCACCGCCGCGCCGCCGCAGGTCTCGCTCCCCCGCGCGCCGCGCGTGAACTTCGCCGAGGGCGGCCTCGCCCGCGCCGCCGCCGGCCTGAACCCGCAACTCAACCTGCGCCTGATCAATGCGATCAATACCGATGCGCTCGCCGAGTCGATGGCGCAGAGCCGGGGTCTGGAGCAGACCATCCTCAACGTGATCGACCGCAACGGCAGCTTCCTGCGCCAAAGGATCGGTGGCTGATGGCCTACGCGATCGACACCGTGGTCAAAGGCGGGGGCGACGATGCGCACTATCGATTGCTCGGGGTGATTCAGACCCTTGCCGAAAGCGTGGGCTGGACCACGCTGCGCTACGACACGTCCATCCCGGAGCGGGAACTGATCCTGCGCTCGACCGGCACCACGGGTGAGGAAGAGATCACCGTCGGCTTCAAGGCGTACCAGAACGTCGCCGCCGATTACTACAACCTGCTCGCCGCGACGATGGTGGGCTATGTGCCGACCGCGCCGTTCGAGGCACAACCGGGGATCAAGACCTCGGGCGTGCCGAGTCACAACCAGGCGGTGACGTACTTCCTGACCGCGAACCCGCGGCGGATCGTCGGCGGCTTCAAAGTCGGTTCGCCGATCTACGCCCACGTCTATGTCGGCAAGGCGCTCGCCTATGCGCGGCCGAAGGAATTTCCATCGCCCCTGGTCGTCGCCGGTCATTTCGATGGCCGCGAGGCGCGGCGATACAGCGATCTGCACTGGTTCCCCTACAAAGGCCGAAAAGGCAGCAGCGACAGCGGCTACAACGACGGCCACTTGTATATGCGCGATGCGGCAGGTGCCTGGAAGAAGGTGCAGATCGCGCCCTTCGGCAACGGGCAGGCGAGCGAGACCACCTATGCCGGACTGGCGGGCGAATACGTGGCGCGCAACGGGAGCGGCTATCGCTGTCTGGTCCCGGCCGGCACGCTCTACCAGCCGCAGCCGCTCGAACTGTACGAGATGAGCTTCGGCGCCTGGGACAACGACAGCCGCAGCTATGCGAGCAGCGGCAATCTCTATGGTGTACTCGATGGCGTGAGCTTCGTCTCAGGCTTCAACAACGCCTCCGAGAATGTGCTGCAACTGGAAGGCAGCACCGTGATCGATCAGACCGGCATGAGCGTCCGGCAGGCGGTCGAAGCGATCCGTGCGGTCGGCGGCCGGGCGTTCGTCCTGCTGCAGGACGGCGCGCGCGTGACCTGGCGCGACTTTGTCGCTGTGGAGATGACGTGATGGCGACGTTCACCGGTCAGGTCGCGAGCTTCGCAGCACTGAAGGTTGCGATTGAAACGACGCTCGCCGCACGCGGCTGGACGCTCACGAACGGGATTCTGAGCAAAGGGGCTGCGTTCGTGCAGCTCACCGCCACCGCGACCGAACTGCGCCTGCAGGCCGGGACCGGACAAGCCGGTGCCGCGCTGACCAGCGCGTGCCCGCAGTCGTTGAAGGTGATGACCTTCACCAACGCGCCGATCCAGTGGCCGGCCGTCTACGTGCTGCACGTCTTCGATGCGCCCGACGAGGTCTACTGTGTGCTCCGTTACAACGTCGATCGCCACCAGCACCTGAATTTCGGCCTCTCGACGATGCCGCAGATCGGCGGCACCGGCCTGTGGTGTACGGGGTCGTTCCGCGGCGATGTCGACGGCACCCGCGCGGGCGTCAAAGTCTTCATCGACTCCAACTCGGGCACCCAACTCGGGGCGCAGCCCTACGACGGGTTCGGACTCGGCTTCTTCTTCGCGAGCATCGCCGGCACCTATCACAGCAGTTTCATCCACTGCAGCCTTGAAGGGCCAGCCGCCTGGCGCACGAGTGTCGGCGGCGCAGCGGGTGAGTTGCTCGGCGTCTCGCACAAAGCCGGACTCCTGCATGCGCTGCCGTCCGCCTTCAACCAAGCCACGGTCCTGCTGCCGATCGACGTGCTGCTCGCGCGCCAGGCCCAGGGCCAGACGATCGTCGCGACACTGGCGCACGCGCGCTACTGCCGGCTGGATCACCTCGATCTGAGTCAACCGCTGCTGTACGGCCCCGAGCGCTGGATTGCGTATCCGCTGCACGCGGTCCACCCCGTGCAGCGCAATGGGGCGGGCTGGCCAATCGGCGCGCAGCACAGCGGTACCTTCGGCGTGGCTCTGCGCGAGACGCCGTGATGGCCGGACGGATCGGGATCGCACCGACGCCTCGGGCGTTCGGTGCGACGAATCCTGCGCTCTCGATCGAAGTGAATGCGCTCGGCGAGGCGCGACTCGACCCGGCCGCCTACGCGCGCGAGCGCCTCACGGCGCGCAGTGGCGCGTACCGGCACCCCGCGGCGCTGCGGTGGCCTGCGACCGGGCGCCTCGGGCACCGCTTCGCCGAGGACTATTTTGATCGCATTCACCTCACGCCGATCGCGCTCGCGCTGGGCAACGTCGTGTCCGAACTGACGCGTGAGATCGCGGTGTGGAATGCATGGCGCATGGCGCCGCAGACGTTGATGGCGCTGCGCCTGGACGGCGATGCCGGCAGCACACTCGCGGCACCTGCGCCGCTGCCGCTGGTGCTGCGACCGTTGCAGGAGCGGGCGCTGACACTGACGGTCGGCCTCGACGGCCCGCCCGTGATCGATGCGCAGGCCGTGCTGTCCTTCGCAAATGGCGCGACGTGGTCGCTCCGCATCGACGGCCTGCGCCTCAACGCCTGGACGCTGCCGCCGAACTGGACCGAGCCGCTGATCGAGACGCTGGCGTGGTTGACCGACGTACAGGTCGCGGTCGCCGGTACCGTGACGCGCACGCCGCTGCGCGACGCGCCGCGACGGTCGTGGGAATTTGCGGTGCTCGCCGATCGGCAGGAGCGTCGCTGGATCGAGCACGCCCTGTTCGACTGGACCGGCCGCGTGTGGGCGCTGCCGGTGTTCGTCGACACGGTGTGGTTGCGTGCGCCGGTGCCGGCGGGCGCCACCGAGATCGGGGTCGAGACCGGGGGATTGGATTTTGTGGTCGGTGGTCTCGCGATGCTCTGGCGTGGGGTGGCGGACGTCGAACTGGTCGAAGTTGCGCAGATCGCAACCAATCGGATCGTGCTGCGCTCGCCGACGCGCCGTGCGTGGCCGAGTGGCACGCGCCTGATCCCGTGCCGCACCGCGCGCCTGACCGATGCGCCGGAGTTGCGCCGCCTGAGCGATCGACTGATGCGGACGCAGGTGCGTTTCGAGGCCACCGAGCCCTGCGACTGGCCGGCCGCGCTGCCGGCGACCCGCTATCGCGGGTTCCCGGTGCTCGAACACCGCCCGGACGAAACCGTCGATCCGAGCGCCAGCATCGCGCGACGCGTCGATCGGCTCGATGGCGAGATCGGTCGCGCAAACCTGGACGATCTGTCCGGCTTTGCCTGGACGACGCAATCGCACGCCTGGCGGTTGTTCGGCCGCGCCGAGCGCGCCGACCATCGCGCGTTGCTCTACGGCCTGCAGGGCCGCGCCGAAGCGCTGTGGCTACCAACCTGGACGGACGATCTTGAAGTGGTCGAGACGATCGGCGAGACCGCGCTCACGCTCACGGTCGTCGCCTGCGGCATCGCGCGCAGCCTCCGCCAGCAAGCGGGCCGTCGCCACGTCCGCATCGCACTGAGCGACGGCACCGTGTTCTATCGCGCCATCGAAGCGTCAAGCGAACTGACGCTGGCGAGTGGCGAGACCGTCGAGCGCCTGCGACTGGATGCGGCGCTGGGGCGCGTCGTCCGGCCCGACCAGGTCCGTCTCGTGTGTTGGCTGGCCTTGGTCACGCTCGCGGGCGACACGGTCGAGCTGCGCCACCACGCCGACAGCGACGGTCTGCTCGACTGCACCGTGTCCTTTGCCGGCATCCCCGCCGAGGAGCCGTAAGCATGGGGCTGCTCTCGCGCGAGATCGAGCTGTACGACTTCTCGATTGGGCTGCACCACTGGCGTTACACCGATTCCGGCCGCGAGGCGATCGTCGAGGGCCAGCGCTACGCCCCGGTCGCGCTTACGCGCGGGCGGATCGCGCAATCGGCCGAAGACGCGAAGAACGCGCTGGAGATCACCGCGCCGCTGGATCTGCCGCTATTGAACCTGTTCCGTCCGGTGCCGCCGGGCCTGCGCGTCCGCCTGGACCTCAAGCGCGTGCGGATCCGCGACGGTCAGGTGCGCCTGGGCTGGACTGGCTTTGTGGCCGATCTCGACGAAACCCAGAGCGTCGCGAAGCTGCGCGGCCAATCGCTCGCCGCCGCGGTTGAAACGCTCGGCTTGCGCCGCAGCTGGCAATCGAATTGCCCGCTGGTGCTTTACGGCCAAGGGCCGGGGCTGTGCAACGCGGATCCAGACGCCTTTGCCGTGCCCGCGGTCCTCAGTGATGCCACTGGCTACACGGTCGCATCGGCCGCGTGGGGTGGTTACGACGACGGCCATTTCGACGGCGGGGTCTTGCAGTGGACGTCGAGGCTCGGCATTGAACGCCGCTTCATCGTCCACCACACGGGCACGACGTTACGCCTGCTCACGCCCGCCGCACTTGCGCCCGACGCGCGCGTCGTCGCGCTGCCCGGCTGCGATCGCACGATGGGACCGAACGGCTGCGCCAAGTTTCGCAATGAATTGAATTTCGGCGGCCAGCCGACCCTGAAGGGCATGCGCAATCCCTTCGGCAACGACCCGGTTTTTTGATCACGCCCTCTCCCTCCCGTTCGGCACGCGTCGCGTGCCGGCCTTGCCGTGCCTTCGCCATGTGGATTTACGCCATCGTCCTGATTCTCGCCATCGCGCTCAGCGTCGCGATGCGCCCCAAACCGCAGTCGCAGAAACCGCCGTCGCTCGCCGAGTTCTCGGTGCCCACCGCCGAGGAAGGGCGCGAGGTGCTGGTGATCTTCGGCGAGGTCTGGGTGGACGATCCGAACGTCCTCGCCTATGGCGATCTGCGCACGACGCCGATCAAGGCCAAGGGTGGAAAGTGAGCACGCCGACTGATGCGTTGGACGGCCTGCGCGTTCACCTGCGGCATGTCCGGGCGATCGATCCGACGGGCGGGCCGCTGTGTGCGCCGGGCATTCGCGCGTGGTGTCGCCAGCACGGGATCGATGTGCGCGTTCTTTGCGACGAAGGCATCGAGATTGCCGCGCACCCGGCGCTGCACGACGACCCGTTCGTCGCGCGCGCGATCGCGATTGCGCGCGCCGAAGCGGCGTCACCCGTCGAGACCCGCGATGCGTCGTGAGCGTCTCTACCGCGTCTGGATCGTGTGCGCCTGCATCGCCTCGATCGGATCCGGCCTTGTGTTGTGGGCTGCGGGCGAACGCGCGTTCGGTGCGCTCGGCATCGCGAGCGGGCTCGTTCACGCACTGTGGGGATGGGATGTGCCGGCACTCGTGCGCGGTCGTCTGCGGCGAAAGCCGATCGTGATTCCGCGGTTGCGGCCCTTTGTCGTGTCGCCGCCGCGCCCGTCGTTCGTGCAGCGCCTGCGCGCCCGGGTGCGCCACCGTGGGTAAGTCCAGCAAGCCGACGATCGGCTATCGCCACTTCATGTACCTGTACATGGGCGAGTCGATCGGCCCGAACGACTACCTCGCAGGCGTCAAAGTCGGCGGTCAGACCGTGTTCGAAGGCGAACGCGCGGGCAGCGGGACGCTCGCGATCGATCTACCGCAATTGTTCGGTGGCGATAAGAAGGAAGGGGGCCTGGTCGGCACCCTGCAGATTCGGATGGGCGAAGCGACACAGTTGCCCGATCCGTATTTGCAGCAGCAAGTGCCAGGCCCTTGGCCGGCCGCGCGCGGGCTCTGCACCACGCTGTACCGCGGGATGGTCGGGGCGATGAACCCCTACCTGAAGCTCTGGGCCAAGCGCTGGGGGCGCTTCGTGCAGGGCTGGTCGACGCCGGTGTGGCAACCGGCGCTCGCACGCATCGGCCGCGGCATGAACGCAGCACACATCCACTACCAGTGCCTCACCGATACCGTGTGGGGCTGCGGTCTGGATCCCGCGTTGATCGATGGCGAGAGTTTTCTGCGCGCGGCCGAACAACTCCACGACGAGCAGTTCGGCTTATGCCTCGGTTGGCGGCGTGGCGATTCGATCGGAAATTTCCTGCAGACGGTCAACACCCATGTCGGCGGCCTATGGGCGTTCGATCCGATGCGCGGCCAGTTCGTGTATCGGCTGTTCCGGCCGGACTACGACGTCCGTGCGCTGCCGCTGCTCGACGAAACCAGCGTCCTCGCGCTGGAGAGTTGGCAGACACCGCTGCTCGACGGATCCGTGAACGAAATCACCGTGATCGGCCGCGACTGCGTGACCAACCTCGAGATCGCCGCGACGTTTCAGAACATGGCGAACGTGCAGGCGCAGGGACGCGTGATCGCCGATCGCCGCACGCTGCCGGGGCTGTGGAACCGCAGCCTGTGCGAGCGCGTCGCCGCGCGCGAAACCGCCGCCGCGAGCAGCCTCCTGCAGCGGATCAAACTCACGGTTGATCGTCGCTGGTGGGGCATCAAGCGCGGCGACGTGCTCGCGCTGTCCTGGCGCCGCAAGGGCGTGCAGCGCATGCCGGTGCGGGTGCTGGAGGTGGACGAGGGCACGCGCACGGACGGCGCACTCGCGCTGGTGCTGGTGCAGGACATCGACGGCATGGCGGCGACCACGTATCTGCGGCCGGTGATCGGGCCATGGACGCCACCCGACACGCGTCCTCTACCGCTGCCCTCGCAGCGCCTGGTCGAGGCGACCTACCGCGATCTCGCCGGCCGGCTACGCCCCGCCGATCTCGCGCAGATTGAAGACGATGCCGGCTTCGTGGTTGCGCTCGGCGCGCGCCCGAACGGGCCGGCCTACGGCTATGCGCTCACCACGCGCACAGCGGGCGGCACGTTCGAGGAGGTCGCCAGCGGCGACTTCTCGGCCACCGCGACCCTCGCGGGCGCGCTGAGCCCAACCGACACCGTCGCCACGCTCGCCGAACGGCGCGATCTGGACCTCGTCGTCGTCGGCAGCGAAGCGCTGATCGACGAGGAACTGGTGCGGATCGAGGCGATCAACGCGGTCGCGGGCACGCTGACGATCGCACGCGGGTGCGTCGACACCGTGCCGGCGCCGCATGCTGCGGGGGCGCGCCTGTGGTGCAGCGACACCTACGTCGGCGCCGATCCGACCGAGTATCTCGCGGGGGACACCGTCGAGGCGAAACTGCTCACGCGCACGCCACAAGGCACCCTCGATCCCGCCCTTGCGCCGATCACCCAGGTCCGGCTCGATGCGCGCCATGCGCGGCCGTATCCACCGGGCCGGCTGCGAATCAATGGCGCGGCGTGGCCGGCGACCAGTTTCGCGCGCCTGACGACCGCGTGGGCACACCGCGATCGCGTCCTGCAAGGCGATCGCCTCATCGAACACGAGGCTGGAAGTATCGGTCCCGAACCCGGCACGACGACGACCGTGCGCGTGCTCCACGCGCTCAGCGGTGCGCTGCTGCACGAGACGACCGGCATCACCGGCACGAGCCACAGCGTCGATGTGCTGCTCGCCAGCGATGCGCCGCTGCGCATCGAAGTGAACAGCCGACGCGGCGTGCTCGCCAGCCGGCAGACGCACGTTCGCACGCTGCAGTGTGAGTGCGGCGAGAAACTCGCGAACGCCGACTTCGATACGCAGGCCGCCTGGTCGCTCGGTGCTGGTTGGTCGATCGCCCCAGGGGCCGCGGTGAAGGGCGCAGGCGTCGCCTCCGATCTCGAACAAGTCTTCGCGTTTGTGGACGGTGGCGTCTATCGGATCGAGTGGGTACTCGCCCAGGTCACTGCGGGCACGGCACGCGTGCGACTGGCGGGCGTGACGCCTGTGGAGGGTGCGGCGCGCAACGCAAACGGCACCTTCATCGAGACCCTCACCGCCAACGCGCACACCGCGCTGCGTATCGCCACTGATGCCGCGTTTGCCGGCCGGATAGAGCGCGTCAGCCTGCGCCGATTGGCGTAGTCCACGCGCGAAGTCAACACCTTGTTGAAGCCTGTCCGACAGGTGTCTGGATGTCGCAGCGCGACATCGAACTTCGCTTGGCTTCACCGCCGAACAGCGCGTTCATGGCCTCGTCGCATTGACGACACCGACGCCCAGGAGCCGATATGCCCACCATGACCCTCACCATCGAACGCACACCACGCACGCTCACCTTCCGCGACGCCACCATCGAGGTCGAGGAACTCGGCGTGCGTCTGCCCTTCGCACGCAAGCCGGCCGACTTGCGCGAGATGTGCGCCAGCGGGAACGAATTGATTTACATCACCGAGACGGTCGAGATGACGCCTGCCGAGTTCGATGTCTTCGCGAACAGCTTCTACGCGCCGCGCGCGTGGCTGAAAGGCAAGGGCGGATCGATCTGCGGCGGCCACTTGTGCGTCGAAGTGCATGCACCGGGCCGGCCCTACCTCTACATCGATCCCTCGGGCGGCGACGACGCCCGCTATGTCGCGCGCCTCGGATGAGCCACATCCGAGATTGAACTCAGGCCATGCGCTTGGCATCGGTCGCGCACAGCACCTTGATGACTCTCACGAACCCTGTCCCGACAATCACCATGACCCACATCCACACCACGCTCACCCGCATCGCCCGCGCCACGCTCGGCATCGAGACCCTGGAGACCCGCGGTTCCGACCGACTGGACTTCCACGAGGTCTCGGTCGCCAGCCTGCGCGCGGCGCTGGAAGCGGCTTATCACGCCGGCGCCGAACAAGCGCGCAAGGCGGCAACTCGCAAGGCGTCTGCACGCTGAATCTTCGAATCGCCGCGCGCTTGGCTTCGCATGCGAACAGCGCGTACATGCACTCCCCGACACGGACAGCGACCCTGCATGAAACACAGAGCACCCCACAAACCCAAACCGGTCAAGGAGTTCTTCCTCGCCTCCCTGCTCGTCCGCGTCCCCGGTCGACGAGGACGCCACGCCTGGCGCCGAGAAGTCTTGCGCGCACGCACGCCTCGCGCCCTGATGCGCCAGATCGACGGCCGCAAGCACATCGCTTACGCCAGCAATGGCGTCGATGTGATTCGCATCGAATTGATCGACACCGGCAGCACGCTGCTCGCACCGATCGCGGATGGTGCCGAGGTCGAGCCGCTGGGCGATCTGCTCGCGCGGATCGCCGCGAATCCCACCGGTTTGGTTTGGTGAAACAGGAGGCCGCCATGAGTACGACAACGCTTCGGAACGATCAAGACCCCTATCGGCGTATCGCGAAGAATCGGTTCGGCATCGACGTCGATACGGTCGTCGCCACTGGCGACGCCGCGGCAATCGCCGATCTACAACGCCTGCTCGACGCGCTCGCCGAGGCCTACGAGATAGGTTTCGAGGATGGCGAACGCTACGTCACCAGCAACGATGTGCCGCTGCACGAAAGCATGGCGTCGCTCGACACCGCCTTCCTGCTCGCAATGCATCGCGGCGACACGGACCTGCGCGCGCACGTCCTGGCCGAAATCACCCGCCGCGCCGCCTCCGGCACCGACGCGATTGTCGGGTTCGCGCCACCACTGTCCGAGCAGGACACCTGATCCACAGGGCGTGTGCGAATGCTGTACGACGCTTGTCCATCGATTGGAACGACCGAAGGGTCGCTTGGCTTCACGGCCGAACAGCGCGTTCATGGATGCAAACCACCACACAAGGTATTTCCCCATGAGCAGTCAATTCGACGAACACGCCTTCAACACACGCCGCGCCATCACGCAAGGTGAGGACGCGCTGACCAGCATCCGGCAAGCACTGGAGCACGCCTTGCGCGAGATCGAACGCTGCCAGGCGCGCTATCAGGCGGCCCCGCTCCTCGAGAAGCCGCGTGTCCTGAACCATGCGCTGTCCACGGCCTGTACGTGGGCGATCGTCAACGCACGGATCGGCTTGGCGGCAGATGCACAGGCGGAGCTGCACGCCATTGCGCAGAACGCGCCGCCGGCATGATGCCAGATCATCGTTGTGCTGCGGTTGGGACACTGGCCGCAGCCTTGTCGGCCGTTCGCGCCAGTCCATTGCGCCTGTGCGAGCGACGGATCCGACCACGGACGGAGCGTTGAACGCACGCTAAGAACAAGTTGCGCTGAAGGACTTGTCTTCCGTTGCGAACAGCGCGTTCATGTGCCCACGCCCACACAGACATCCCATGATGCAAGACGAACACGCCACGCCCACCACTGACCGGGACGAAGGTCATCGCCAACTGGAGCGCATGATCGAGGCGCTGACGGCGACACGATCGTTGATCGAACAACAGATCGCCCGTTATGCCGACGCGAAGTCGCCATCGGAACGCGGCGACATCCTCCACGCCGCCATCATCGCTGTCGAAGATCGATTACGCCCGCGATGCCGACTCGACGACCTCGCGAAGATCCGCGACGCGCAGCACACCATCGCCGGCCGGCGCGGGATTTGATCGAGACGCCCACACCGCCCGCCCGCCATCCGGACGGGCATCGACGTCACTCACATTGGAGAACAACCACACCAACGTAGGCGCATGACGCGCAGGAAGCACGGTCGCGTCATCGCCAGTACCACTCCCCGGCAAACACCGGAAACGCGGACGGCCGAGGTGCGTCAACACCCCGGCCGCCCTAACCACCACCGTTCACGAGAGGAACGACAATGGCTGCAATTACTTTATCAGGCCCGAATCGGGTCGAACATCGTTCGTCGCGCTTGGCGACTTCTGGCACTTCAGGAGCGCGGACATGAGCGAAACCACACGCGAAACCCCGTTCCGCGACATTCCTGCGGAGCAGCGCCCTTTGCTGATGGTCGCCAGCGGCGTTGGAAGCGCCACCGCCCTGCGGGAAGCTGCGGATCTGGAGGACGCCGTGCGCCGCCTGCTGGTGATCGGCACAGAGACCGGGATCGACGGCGGCTTGGCCTACCTGTGCGAGTTCGCACTGGAAATTGCAGGCGCGCTTCGGAGATCAACTGACGACGACTGACCACTCTGTGACCGACGACTGAGTCACCGCGTCGATTGAATCGTTGATCTCTGGATGCTCGTCCTCGCATTGCGTTGCGGTGCGATACAGCCGTCAGTCGCCGCGTTGACACTGGCGACTGGTTTGATGCCCTTCAGAGGTCCTGTGATGCCTTCCAACGATTGTGATCCTGCACGCATGACGCCTGCCCAGCGCCGCACGGAAGCGGCCGGGCTGTTGGCGCTTGGTCTTCACCGTTTGCGCGCTCGCGATGTCGATGCGACCGCTGTACTTCCTGTCTCTCCGGCTGACCGTGGACTTGGCTTCCCGGCCGAACCACGCGTACATGCCAACCCCGCTCACCGGAGTCCAGAGGCATGACGCAAGCATCTTCCTCCCCCACCGCACCTTCACCGATGGCGGCCCGAATCGCCGGGTTGAGCACGTGGACGTGGCTGCAATTGACCCAAGAGTGGCGGCGGCTCTACGGTACCGATCCGCTGGTGATCAATCGCCGTTTCGTCGAGAAGCGGATCGCGTATCGCTGGCAGGAGATCGAGTACGAGAAGACCCATCCCGGCGTGCTCGCGCGCAACCAGCGCCGCATCGACGAGCTGATCGCGACCGGGCAGTTGAAGCGGCAGCCCGTCGGTGCAATCCCGATCGCCGGCACCGAACTGATCCGCATCTACGACGGCATCGAACATCGCGTGCTCGTGCGGTCCGATGGTGAGTTCGAGTACGCCGGGAAGCGTTATCCCAGCCTGTCGATGGTCGCGCGGATCATCACGGGCACGCGTTGGAGCGGGCCGGCGTTCTTCGGACTGCGCAAGGCAGGTGGCCGATGAGCGCCGCACCGAAGCGCCTGCGCTGCGCCGTTTACACGCGCAAGTCCAGCGAGGAGGGCTTGGAGCTGGAGTACACCTCGATCGACGCCCAGCGCGACTCTGGCGCCGCTTACATCGCCAGCCGGCGGGCCGAGGGCTGGATCCCGGTGGCGCACGACTACGACGATGGTGGCTTTTCTGGCGGCACGCTCGATCGGCCCGCGCTTCGGCGACTGCTGGCGGACATCGAGGCCGGCCAGGTCGACATCATCATCGCCTACAAGATCGATCGTCTCAGCCGCTCGCTGTACGACTTTGCCGAACTAGTGAAGGTCTTCGACCGGCACGGCGTGACCTTCGTGTCGGTGACCCAGCAGTTCAACACCACCGACGCGATGGGCCGGATGCTGTTGAACATCCTGCTGACCTTCGCACAGTTCGAGCGCGAGCTGACGTCCGAGCGGATTCGCGACAAGTTCGCGGCCAGCAAGAAGAAGGGGATGTGGATGCACGGCATCACGCCCCTCGGCTACGACCTCAAGGATCGACGGCTGGTGATCAACGAGGCCGAGGCGGAGCAGGTGCGGACGTTGTTCCGGCGCTTCGTCGAGATCGGCTCGCTGATGAAGGTGGCGCAGGAGGCACGGGCGCGCGGCTGGCGCAACAAGGACTGGACAACGAAATCCGGGCGGCAGCACATCGGCAAGCTGCACGACCGCAGCTCCCTGCACAAGATCCTGCACTGCCGCACCTACCTCGGTGAGTTGAAAAGCCGGGATCAGTATTTCGAAGGAACGCACGCGCCGATCATCGACCGCGCCCTCTGGGACGCGGTGCATGCGCGCCTCGCGACCTGTAGCCGCGCACGCGCCGCCGCGTCGCGCGAGGGCAAAGTGCCCTTCCTGCTCAAGGGCCTGCTTACCGGCCCCGACGGCCGCGCCATGACGCCCTGGCACACGACCAAAGCCGGCGGGCGGACCTACCGCTACTACCTCAGCACCCGCGACACCCACGAGGGCCGGGGCGCGTCGGGCTTGCCGCGGCTGCCGGCGGCGGAACTGGAGGCGGCGGTGGTCGGGCAGCTTCGGCACTTGCTCCGAGCGCCCGAGATGATCGAGGCGGTGGTCCCGCAGGCCACCGCCCTTGACCCGACCCTGGACACAGCCCAGGTGACAGTGGCCATGGCCCAGGTTGACCGGGTGTGGGACGAGCTATTCCCGGCCGAGCAACGGCGCCTGGTCCGTCTGCTGGTCGAGAAGGTCATCGTGACCCCGACCAACCTGGAACTGCGCCTCCACCCTGTCGGCATCGGCAGCCTCGCCGTCGAGTCGCGAAAGGTCGGCGAAGGGGCTGAAGCATGACCCGGCCGACCCTGTCTGTCTCCGGGCCGGCCACCGAGGTGGTCGCCAGCAACGGGGGCGTCGTGCTGAACGTCCCGATCGCCCTGAAGCGACGCAGCGGCCGCCGGGTCGTCCTGCCCGCCGGGGCCGAAGCCGCGGCAAGTCGGACGCCCGCCACCCCACTCCAACTGGCCCTGGCCCGCGGCCACCGCTGGCTGCGCATGCTGGAGACGGGCGAAGCTGCCTCGATGTGCGACATCGCCCGCTGTGAAGGCACCAACCACAGCTATATCGCCCGGCACATCAACCTGACCCTGTTGGCACCGGAGATCGTCGCGGCTATCCTCAACGAGACGTTGCCGGAGGGGGCTCAGCTATTGATGCTGGCTATCAATCCGCCGATGTTGTGGAGTGCGCAGAGGCATGGGTAG